TTGGAAGATGTTTCTGTAGCAACTTTGATTAGAGATCCCCTGTCAGCAAGAGCGAGTTATTTTAATTTTATATACCCAAGATATCTATATAACAGAAACGAATACAAAGATCTACCTAGCAATAGAGAAAGATTTTTATATTATTTGTTTGAAGATAAGAACTTTTTAATTCATAACAACTATCAAAGCAGGTTTATTTGTAATCCTTCAGACCCAAGATCTTGGGATCCAGAGTCCTTTTATACAAAGCATAAATCAGAGATGATGAGTCATTTTTATGAAGGCAAAGGGTTTGATTGGTTTGTTAAAAATGAAAATACCTCTATTGATAATGCAATTCACAACATAAATAGTTTTGAGATAGTGAATACTGTTGAAAACATGGAGGCCTTTTGTGGTAAAATTAAGAACTGGTTTATGCTAAACCACAGTATTGACATTAATTTTGATTTTAATACTAAGATTAATGTTGGACCGTCTAAGTTAAATGAAGAACCTGTTTCTTCTGGATACTTCGTAAATCTATTAACTCAAGATGAAAAAGATAGAGTGTTAGAGTTAAATAATATAGACCTACAGGTTTATAATTTTGTAAAAAACAAGGAGGCTACAAATGTATGAATACTATGTAAGAAAAGTAGAGAACGTAGTAGATGGAGATACTATCGACGTTCTAATTGATTTAGGGTTTGATATTTTGTTTCAATCCCGTGTGAGACTGGCTGGTATTGATACCCCTGAGTCTCGTACAAAGGATCTTGCTGAAAAGGCTCTTGGTCTTGAGTCTAAGGAATACCTAAAGAAGCATCTTAAGGATGCTAAGTCTGTTGTAATTAAGACTGAAAAGATGGACTCATCTGAAAAGTATGGTCGTATTCTTGGTTGGGTCTATGTAAATGGAGATACAGAATCTCTCAATGATAAGATGATTAATGATGGCTATGCCTGGGGATATATGGGAGACACAAAGGTCAAAGATTTTGATGCTTTGAAGAAGGCCAGATCAAAGTCAGGTAAGTAATGGACATCAAGAAGCAAGAACTCTTGAATCATCTATTAAACCAGGGAGCAATTCAGATGGCTGATATTGACTATGAAGGCAATGTTCTTTATAGCATTACTGATAAGTTGCAGCAGGTCCATCCAGATTTATATGCAGAACTTAAAGAGCAGTATGAGGACCACATGTTTAAACTAATTAAGAAGGGTCCTTCTACAATGAATTGGAGAATCAATGTCTGAAGCAGGGGATAGAATTGAAGAGTTGATCTTAAGCGGAGCACTTGAGGTTTCTGGTGTAGATATTGACACTGGAGAAATGCTTTACAACTTTACAGACAAACTTAAAGACATTAGTCCTGAACTATTTAAAGATATGTCTGACTATATTTCTACAGAAACTATGTCTTTATGGGCTGAGGGTTTCTTAGATATAGATGTGACTGAAACAAATCCAATGGTTAGGCTTACTCCAAAGGCTTTTGACGATGCTGAGATCAGAAAACTCAGCAAGGAAAAGCAGTACACCCTAAAAGAGATTATAAGGATAATTAGTCTACAGATGTAGTATAATTACCTTGGAGAAACTATGGAATACTTTTTGGGTTCAGTAATAACAATGGTTGCGATGTTCGTTGCGACCAAGTTGATATCTTCAGAAAAAAATGTCATAAAAGAAAACCCTTTCAGATATAGCCAAAGCCATATCCATGAGATTATTTCTCCTTTAGTGCCAAATCTAAGAGAATATAAAAAAATTATTCCACGCCAATCAAGGAACCAAGAAGAAAAGACAAATATTAAGGTTGTTATTTTTGATAACAAAGCCTATTTTGTTAGAGATGCAAAATTCTATTGTGCAGAAATGCACGGTACAGAGATAGACGGAGCCAATGCAACCCTAGTTGACACGATGGGTATGGATAAGGTACAATTAGATAAGATGCTGTTTATAATGGATCAACTTAGAGACGGGAAGAAAAATGATAGTGGGGATTCAAGGGACCAGTAGTTTTGATGACTACAAGGTTTTTCTTAGAGCCATGGCTGTTACGATGTCTTCTTTAAAGGAAGATGATCCGTACTTCTATCTCTATTCTGCAGGACCAGCCAACATTAACTTAATGGCTATGGAGTTTTCTAACCTGTCAGAACGAGGGCTAAAGGCTCGTGGTAAAAGTATTAAGTATAAGGCTGTTCCACCATCGTGGATTACAGAAAATATTTCAGATATAAACTACTTTGCTTTTTTAAGTAAGGAAAGAGAACAGGTGTCAAAACTTGTTGACGATGCAAAAACAAATAATGTCGAATACGGCATTTTTAGGTACTAGGAGATCATAATGCAAATTAAATCATTAGAGAAAATGGAAGCAATTGTTAATAACAACAAGGCTTTGATGTGGGATGGGTGGACAGTAGTTAATTCTTATCCTTCTGAGAAGGGTAGAACAGCCCCACAAGGGGCCTTCAAGGATGGCAAGTGGCACATGCAGCGTCGTTTTGTACCTTCTAAGAATGGATGGGATATACCAGACAAGTTTGTGAGTTAATATGCCAAAGCATGAATGGAAAGATGATGCTTTGTGTTTAGATTACGACACAAATATATTCTTTGAAAAGTATGAAGATGATGAACTTCTAAGACCAGCAGTAGACAAACTTTGTTCTATGTGCCCAGTGTCTAAGATGTGTTTTGCCGTTGGTGTTTCTCAAAAAGAGTGGGGAATCTGGGGTGGAGTCTACCTTGAAAGTGGACAGATATCTAAAGAGTTCTCCAAGCATAAGTCTAAGATAGACTGGGCAAACACTTGGCAAAGATTAACAACGGAGCAATAATATGGAACAATGGATGAACAACTATGCATCATATGTGCTTGCAGGCAGTGGTGTTGCAGCAATATATTTTATTGGAAGAAAGCGCATATGGGGATGGATCTGGGCTACTCTTAATGAAGCAATGTGGATATATTATGCAATAAGCACTAAGCAGTATGGTTTTATATTTGCTGCAATAGCCTATTCAATTGTTTATATTAAATCATATTTGCACTGGAAGAGAGAAGATTAATGTACACAGACTCAATGAGAAGAGCATTTAGATCATTAAGAGGACCAAAGGGTTTTCAACTACAAATAGTTGACCACGATCATTTCTTAACAGTAAAGGCAAGTGAAAAAGAGTTCATGAGCCTGTCTGGTGAAGAAAGAAAAGAGGCCGTGGAGTATATGATTCGTGCAAAGAAAGCACTAGAAGAGAATGGGGCAATCGTAATGCTGGTAAGAGAAGGTGGCAAAGAAGAATGATTGATTTAATTGCATTCTCAATAGTAATTATTTTATTCTTTATGTTAATAGTTAAGTATGTTAGGGTTAGTATAAAGTTATCTCAAACTACGATAGAACTAATTAAGGCACACATAGACAAAACCCTTATATCTGAAAAACTTGCTGAGTTGGCAGATCAGCCAAGGGGACCTTCAGATCCATCTGCAGAAGCATTCTTGAAGTTTGTTTCAGATTCTAGAGACTGGGCCTACCAGTACATTGATGAAGTCCAGCAGTCATTAGATAAGTTTATTTCTGATGTTGAGCCAGAAATACTGTACTTTGATACCTATGGAGACCTTATGGCTGCAGAGCCAAACTACAATTCTATGAAGAAAATATCAGCCTCAGTCAAAGAATTAAAGAACTTGCTGCCAGAAGACTATGGTAAAATAGATAAATGATAACCTTCAAATCATACGAAGATCTGGCATATGAGGCTTTTTATTCATGCCATGTATTAGAGTGTGAGGTTGAAGCAGAGAAACTGTATGCCACAGAAACTCAAATCAGAGATGTCTGTATAGATCATTATACAGAACTAACAAAGTAATATCCTAGGAGGAATGAAATGAATAAACAAATCAAAAACGCACTAGCGTCATACGGAAGATCAGTACTTGGAGCAGCAACAGCAATGTATGCCTCTGGTGTAACAGATCCAAAGACACTAGCATACTCACTACTTGGAGCACTAATCCCCGTAGCATTGAGAGCAGCCAATCCTAACGATCCTGCATTTGGCAAGATGCCATCTGTAGAAGAGGTAGACAGAGCAGTTAAGACTGCTAAGGTTGTTAAGAAGACCGCAAAGAAGGCTCCTGCAAAGAAGTCATCTGGCGGAGGAAAAACTCAGCAAGTAAAGTAATCTTACTATAGACTGGCAGGCTTGTTATTTGACAGGCCTGCTTTTCTATGCTATAATATTTATACCTGCCCAATAGGGGGGTAAATTAACTTATTCGCTTGAAAGGGGAATAACATGGTAATAACACATCCTAGGGATCTATTCAATGATCCTTTTTTTATTGGCTTTAACAGAGAGTTAAATCGCCTAAATACAGCACATAAAACAAACTCACAGTCATACCCTCCGTATGATCTAATCAAACTAGATGAAGATACATACAAGATTTCACTGGCTGTCGCTGGTTTTTCAAAAGACGATATTGATGTTTCAGTAGATAACGGAACATTGATTATCAAGGGTGAGATTGTTGAAGTTACAGATGCAGAGGTAGTTCATAAGGGAATCGCAGGAAGAAAGTTCGTAAGATCTTTTGCACTGGGAGAATATATGGAAGTAACTTCTGCAGAACTTAAGGATGGCATGCTGCATGTTCATGTAGTACGCATTGTTCCTGAAGATAAAAAGCCCAAGTCTATTAAAATTAAGTAGTATAATAGATAACATTCCGCTATGAGACTTTAAAAGGTTTTGCAACGGATACTCCCATGAGGGGAGAGTTGGCAGGAGTTGAATCTTCGTGGCTAATAGACCTGAGCAGTCGTCTATAAACTGCTCATTATTCATCTAAAGTTATTTGTTTGTTTACCATTTATAACAAAAGTTTATAGTGTTGTCAGATATACTATAAGTATGAAATTTAAATTCATTGCTTTACCAATAGTATTAGCCATATTTGCTAATGCTTTTTTTATTACCCCTTCACATGCTGATAACCTTCAAGGTGCTGGATCTACATTTGCTGCTAATTTTATAGACAGATGCAGGGTCGAATTTATGAAATCAACAGGAGATTCTGTTGTCTATGGAGCATCAGGCTCAGGTGCTGGAAAGAATATGTTTTCAAATGGAGTAACAGACTTTGCTATGTCAGATGTTCCTTACTCTGGTACAGAACAAAAACCATCAAAAGAGTTTACCTACGTGCCATTAGTTGCAGGGCCAATTGGAATTATCTATAAACTTGACGGATACAAGATTACTATTAAAATGAGTAAAGATACCCTAGCCAAAGTTTTTGCGGGACAAATAACAATGTGGAATGATCCACAGATACTAAAAGAAAACATGATAGGAACAAGACTACCTAGGATACCAGCAACAAAAATTAGAGTTATATACCGTATTGATGGTTCTGGAACATCAGAGGTTTTTACTTCATACCTTAATGCAGTTGCTCCAAACATATGGAACAAACCAGGGAATAAAAACTTTGGTACTGCATTCCCTGGAGATATATCTAAGCAGTACATGAACAGTGCTTCTGGGTCTCACGGTATTGCAATGGTCCAGGGAACTACAAATGGATCTATTGGATACAATGAGATATCATATGCAAGAGGACTAAAGACAATCTCTGTTGAGAATGAGGCTGGAAGGTTTATCCAACCAACAGTAAGTGCAGCGTCAGTATTCCTTGGAGACTTTGTTCCAGATAAGAGTGGTGTGGTTAAGATTAACTATAAAAACCCTAACAAATTATCCTACAACATATCTACATTTACCTACGGTGTAGCATACAAAGAAAAAAACTCAAAGAATGATTCAGTTAAAAAGTTCTTCAACTTTATGCTTGATACCTGTGGCAAGAAGGCTGAAGATCTTGGCTACTCTCCAATCAGAAGTGCTATGCTCAAGTTTTCAAAGGCAAGAGTAGCAGAAATAAGTTCAAAGTAGCAGTATAATAGAAGTGTCCCACACAGGACCTTAGTGATGGATTAGTTACCCATTGGATAGAGACCGTGGCGCAAGTCAGGTGAATTGCTTGTGTGGGACCTAACATTTGGCGGTATAATAATATCAATGACTGACAAAGAGTTAGACAATTATAATAAGCAGCAGTATAAGAAGATGCTTGCTAAGATAAAAGAGGATTCTGGCTGTGTAGACTGTGGTGTTGGTAATCATATAATCCTAGACTTTGATCACATAAGAGATAAGAAATATAACATATCCAGAATGATCCACGATGGGTTTTCCTGGAAGGCTATCAAGAAAGAGATAGAAAAGTGTGAAGTGGTTTGTGCTAACTGCCATAGGATAAGAACTCATAACCGTCTTGCTAGTTAAATATGGTATACTGATAGTATGAGTGATGATTCAATGATGCCTACAACTACCTACCAGGGGTGCGATTGCGAGACCTGCAAAGAACTTAATGTAGACTGCCCAGACTGCCCTGTATGCTCTTCAGAAACCGATTCAGAGGTTGCTATGGCTATGTATGACTCATCAATTGGAAAGGCTGACCCTTGCTGGGAAGGTTATGTACAAAGAGGTATGAAGCCAGGAGCAGATGGCAACCCAGTTCCTAACTGTGTACCAGTCACAAAATCTTTGTTTACTTCAATAAGAGAAGATGCAAAAGATTATTCAAAAGATACACGAATTACTAGTTTGTTTAAGGACTAATTATGCCAAAGAAAAAAGCAACAGCATTCAACCCAATTCAGATCAAAGACGGCTGGATTGTAAGACTATATAAAGATGGTCGCATTAAGTCTAAGATTGCACCATACGAAGTCAAACATAAGACAAAGTAATGAAAGAGTTATTACATTTTACAGCAGACTGGTGCAATCCATGCAAAAAAATGGCTCCAGTGATTGAAAGATTTATTAATGATAATCCAGATATCAAATACACAAAAGTTGATGTTGATGAGGAATTTGATTTAGTTAGAGAATATAGAATTCAGTCAGTCCCAACATTCATTGCTTTGATTGATGGAGAATATCATAATATGCTGGGCGGAGTTAAGCCAGAATCTGTTTTAAGATCTATTTTTAATTAAACTATGTACCCCTGGCAGGAATCGAACCTGCGACGCTTGGCTTAGAAGTCCAACGTTCTGTCCACTGAACTACAGAGGTTTGGTATCTCCAACGGGATTCGAACCCGTGTTGCCACCGTGAAAGGGTGGAGTCCTAGGCCCCTAGACCATGGAGACTTGGAGCGAGTGACCAGAATCGAACTGGCACAACCAACTTGGAAGGATGGTGCACTACCATTATGCAACACTCGCCTTGTACACCAGGTAGGACTTGAACCTACGAATAGCCGAATTATGAGTTCGGTGCCTTAACCAACTTGGCTACTGGTGCTAGTCCTTATTTAATTAGTAATCCAAAAAATGTGCCAAGTAGAAAACATAAAATTCCAATAGTGGAATAGTAATGCTTTTTCATATGCTGTTTAACAATATAACGTTTTACTTCTTTTGATATTTTATTTACTTCATCTTGATCTACCATTTATGACTCCAGGTTTAGTTAGGCACTGACTTTAAAGCACCAAGAACAATCTGCTCTCTTATAAACTTTTGCTTACGTTCAAACCTTGAAAGATAAGGCTTGGCCTGTATTCTTTTCTTATTCTTTGCTGCTCTTTTAATCTTATGCTGAGATACTTTGTTGTTAGACTTTTTCATTTTGACCCCTGGTTTTCTGCTACATTGTCACAAGGACAGATAATTGATTCTGGAAGTTCGTGAACCTTAGTTATGATGGTGATCATAGTTTCACACTCACTACACTTATAGATTTTCTTAATTCGATTGCTCATAGACTAATCATACCATTATCTTCGCTGTAAGTCAAGACTTGTCTCCATCCCAGTTGCCAATCTTGGTAGTAGGAATGCCGTGATCTTCCCATAACCTGATAACATTGGGATTGTCGTCTATTGCGTGAACAACATTCCAATGTTTCTTAATCTTAAGTAAGATGTCTTTCTTAACTTCATAGTCTGGCCTATTATCATCATCGCTACGCATATACAATGCGTGATGCCCAATGTCATTTTTAGCAAGCCAATAAGAGGTTAGTCCACGCCAAGTCTCTTTCCTTGACGTAACAATAATTATATGCATTTGATCAAAGAATGCCTCATTAAGCATCTGGATAACTTCAAAATTTGGCAGGGCATCCACAGAAGCCTCATGAAAAGCCTCATAGTCCCTATTAGGGCCACGAACATAGTGAAGGTAAGGATCTACATTGGCTAGAGTTCCATCTACGTCAAAGATGTACGCCAACTGCCTAGGGCTAGTCTTGACTAACACGATAAGTCATTACAATATAAGATGCTATGTATCCCAAGACAAATGCTGGAATTAAAAATAGTGCGTGTATCATTCGAAATCTACCTGCCTTTCAAAAAGACTAGTAATATAATTGCCTTTACCTCTTGCTATGTGTGCAGCAGCCATACGCATACCTAGTGCATTTGTTACTGATGATTCAACAGGCAGGGCTTCGATCTCCCTTGCAATTTCTTCTCTTAATGCCATTTCATCTATACTCATAATTCAAGTATACCCTAAAGAAGTGCCGTTGTCAAATAATATCTGACACTTGATGTGAACTAGGATAGTGAGTAATTAATCCATCAGAAGACACTAAAAATTTTTCAAAGTTCCATCCAATATTTGTAACACCAGCGCTTTCCTTTAAATGCTTATAGATTGGATGAGCATTTGGGCCATTAACTTCTACTTTTTCAGAGATAGGAAAAGTTATTCCATATACGTTTGTGCAGAAGGCTTTAATCTCTTCTGTTGTTCCTGGTTCTTGATTGCCAAACTGATTACATGGGAATCCAATAACTACAACGCTATCTCTTTGAATCTTCTGTAAGTCTTCATACTGCTTTGTGTATCCACACTGACTTGCGGTATTTACTATTAATATATTTTTTCCTGCAAAACTAGATAGTTCTACATTGTTTCCAGAGTTGTCAGTAAACGACAAATCATATATGTTCATATGCGTCTGCTTTCTTTTAGTTAGATAGAACTAGGTTAGGGTTAATGCGAGATCTTTCGCCAGCCATAAGTCTTTCGATATGGTCACGAATAACAGAATTCTCTTCGTTAAATATGTACTCAGATCTATCAGGACCCATTTGAGCAAAGATTCCTTGTTCTGCAAGGTCTTCTTTAAGAGTACGCTCTACATCCCAGTTCAAGGTTGTAGCAGGATAGTGCTTAACTACATATCCATCCTTGTCAATAAGATACTTTTCAAAGTTAGCGTTCATCATATGACCACCATCATGCTGGTTTAGGTATCTTGATTCGTAATCTGTTTTTTCAACTATGCCATTTGCAACCTTGTCTTCAGCAAGTAATCCAATTTGCTTAGAAATTTCTAAATAAAGTTCGTGTCTTTCTCCAAATGGCTGACCATTTCCGTTAAGTCCTGGACCTTTTCCAAGCCAAGGTGCCTCTAATGGAATTTCTGCGGGATTAGATGTAATCATTTCTGAGAATGGGAATGTAACACCATAAACATCTTCTCCATAAGCCTTAGAATCTAAACCTTTTTCAATACCTTTTGACCACTTACCCTTTGTAATGCTTGGGCCACAAAAGTCGTTAGTAGGAATTGCTACAACAGTGAAGTCATCACCAGCAAGGTCTTCTTGGATCCACTCAATGGATTCCATTTGACCAGCGTTACCACAACCCACAGTTGTGTTGATGAGCAATACTACCTTGCCCTTGAATTGTTCTAGGAAGTTTGGAGTGCCTTCGGCAGAGTCCAATTGGATGTCATATATAGATTTCATAGGTTTATTATAACACTCTTTTAACAGTCGTCTTTTGTGCTTGCTACTACAATATCTGGGTTTACATAAGAGTTGCCGTACAAGGTATGCCTTGAATTAGGGCCAAGAACTTTATTTACTCTGTGCTTATACTTATCTCCACCAGGAATTACAGCAAGGGTCCCAGCCTTTGGCTTCATTTTGATTGGGACATTGCCAAACTCTAATTCTCCACCTTCAAAATCATCGTTTAAATAAAGACTAAAAGAGCAAAGAATGTTTTCTTCTAGCCCTGGATCTTGATGCCAATACATTGCAAAGTCAATATCTTCTGTATTTACTCCATACTCAGTTAGAACATTTGGGTTTACATTTGCTTTAATTTCTTCATCAGTCATATACTTAAATGTTTGAAGTGTTGCGTGTCTGCGGTATCCTGCTGGAAGAACTGATTCAAGTCTTTCCCATACTCCACCAGACTTAGTAAACACTGGAAGGTCTATATTTTCTGATGTTTCATTAGGAAACTCAATGTTTCCTTCTTCATCGTATCTTGGCACAACATTTAAAAACTTGTTAAGTATGTTTTTGTATGGTGATCTCATTGTTGGATACCAGCCTAATTCATCATCAGTTTGGGTCTTAAACCAGTCTAACTCTTCTTTTGTTAGGAAGTCTTCTATAACCCATACTTGCTTGTCTTCATCTAAGTAAATTTTTTCCATAGCCCTATGATACCATAACTTTATTTACGACAGTCTTTCATATGTCTAGCCATAGACTCATTGGCCATAATTCCCCAGCGCAAATCCCATTCTTTTTTACAAACGGGACAGATAAGTATCCTACTCATCTTTATCCCAATAGGCTTTACCAAACTCATCATAATCATCCCATCCAGCACCGTCTAGATCATCTTTGAGTCCTTTAATATCAAGTTCGTAATATGTTCCCCACCACCTATAGGGTTTATTTAAAATTACCCACATTTTTCCGTGGTATTTATAGCGCCAACCATTATCACCATCTTCATCTAAAAGCATAGCCTTAAAAAGATGGTTGCCAGCAAAGCCACCACAGAAATTACCAATGACCCTCAGTGGCCATATCCTGGTCTTTTCTATCTTAGTCGTGTGTTTCATTTATATACCCCTTAAACAGTTGTCGAATACTGATACAAAAACTCTTCGTAATCTTGATTTAAATCTTTAATTGATGACATACTGCTAACTTGTTCTTCTATATTAAGTCTTACAGAATCTTTTGGCCTTGGCATATGACCATCATATCTATCATCCCATAGCCTTCCAGAAAGTTTTGCATTTAAAAAATTATCTTTATAGTTAAGAGACATATCTATGTTAAAGTAATTTGAAATATCTTCAAAGTGTTTTACTGTATCATTAATTAAACTTTCAAATCTGCCTATGTAGATGATATTGCTATTTGTTCTAGCATAGTCTATATACTCTTTGTATAGGGATAAATGTTTTAGGACGTTTTGCTCTATCTCCTCTTTGTTCATATTTGATTCTGGCCTTGATTGCTTCATTATCAAAGACGAAATTGCTTCATCTGGTTTGCGGAAAATTGTAACATTGCCTATTTCTTTTACGCTAAAAATTTCTGGCATGTGTGCAGTAGAAATATCTATATTAAAAAAATTGTGAGAAACCCCAGCCTGATACACATTTCCAGATCTAGGGAAAGAATTAAAAACAACTTTATTTATTTTTCTTTTCAACAACTTCTTCTTTCTCCCATACAATTCTTCCATCTTTCCATACTGGCCAATAGCCAAGGCTACGCCAATCCATCTGGGCTATCTTAGGTTCTTTTGGCATTCGTACACCAAATATGTCCATCGCTCATGGTTTGATGAGTGTTCCAAAATAGAGGATCCTTGTTGGATATGCCACATTTTTCACACTCATTTTTCTTTTTCATATACTAAGTATACACCTCTCAGACCTGAATGTCAAAAAAGATGATATAATTATCTCATGCCAACACCACCAAATTATCAAGGACTATACGACAATGGAGCACTTTATGCCATTGGAGACACAGTTATTACTGATGGAGACCCATACGGTATTGACGGAGCATACTTCATTCGAATTAGCAACCCTAATAATCCAGGATATCCTCCTGCAGTAGGTGGAGGAAGTAACGATAACTGGGCACCATATGGCGTTAAGTCAGTGACTGGAACTGGATCAGTAACTGGTACTGGCAGTATTGCTTAATCTTTTACATCCATACTCTTATCCCAAATAACTAAACACTTGGTACACTGTATACCTTCTTCACGCATATACCAAGTATGATCACATTTTTTA